ATATAGTGATGATCGACAAGATCCCCTGTATGGACAACTTGCTCTACTCCTTTGTCGAAGAATGTCTTGACAGTGAAATCCAGAGCGTTGTCGAGGTTACCGGGGATATGGGTGTCTGGTATTACTCCTGTGCGTTTACTTGGTAATTTAAACATAGTCCTCCAAACACGCAAAAAAACCCCGGCTACCCATGAGATAACCGGGGTTGTATACAATTGTCTACAATGCCGCAAGCTGTGCTTCAAGTTCCGCTTTCTTTTTCAGCAGGGATGCTTTCTTGGAAGCGGCCTGAACTTCACCGACGTTTTCCAGAAGATTGTCCCGGCGTTCGATCACACTGGTGTACTCTTTGTGCAGGGAACGGGAGACATGCAGCAGCACGTTCCGCAGAGCCACAGAGGTTTTCTTGATAGCTGCCTGGGTGTCAAGGCCGGAGTCCAGTTCATCGGACAATTCCTGGGCGACCATCAGGTTGTTCTGTGCAGCTTCAATACCAGCGGCATCAATAAATTCCACAACTTCAACTTCTTCTACGGTGTTTTCTGTTACGTCACTCATGTTTTCTTTCTCCTCTTACGTTTGGTTTTTGGCGGAATATACCGCCCGTTGATAAAAGTTGTCCCAGGGTAATAAACATCGTACGGCTCCTGTTGCCAATACTCTATAATGTTCTGTAACCATTCGATATCTTCGATGTGATTACCGGCCCTGGTACAAAGGTTTTTAAGTTTTCCTTCAAGCCCATTACAATTCCGGCAGAGAATGCCACGGATAGCCCCGGTCTTATGATCGTGATCTACCGTGCGATTCCTTGCCTGTACCAACGACATACGCCGGTTACATAACGGGCAGTACGTCGGGGTGTTCTTCTTCTTCCAAGCCGCGAGTGCAGCCGGGGATTTAATTATCTTATCCTTCATACTTCGACCCCTGGTAGCACCAGGAATGCTTTATCGGGATAATATTTCCGGTATTTCTTATAAGAAATTCCGCCTTTATGCACTACAATAATATGCTCAGTGTAATCCGGGTGCCGATACGGCGCGGTCCTCTTAGGTTCGACCCCGATACGTAAGGCTTGCTTCTGAATACTCAATGGATAACGTGCAAGGACTTCGTGTATACTCATTGCCCCCGGCATAACCAGGAGATCCATATCGTAACCATTATACACGAGTTTAATTACTGCTCGCCATTCATCGGTAGATTTACCGTAGGCGCTATGTATTACTATCTTCGCAATCTCGCGCGTTTCTTTGTATAACTTCGAGGCTTGTATTAAAAGGTCTGAGTCACTCAGCGCACTACGGATTAATATATCGTAATCATGCGTAGCATGCGGCAACAACGCGCCCCCGGTTAAGTAAGCAGCCGCTGAAAGGTAAGAGCAAATTCGTTCAGCAGCTTGGTCTATCTCAAGGGGAACAACGGGTTCCATAGTTCCTTGGGGTCTCGTCTCATCCATAGCAATCTCCCTTGTTCGATGAACTGTTTATTCGCAGTTCTGATACCAGAAGGGTATTCCTCCCCGGTGCGCCAGTGTTTATAACTGTGTTCACCCCAATACAGCAGGTAGCAAGCATACACCTTGTCATGCATCTCTTGGATCGTTTCGCAATCCTCAAGAATACGATAGGCTGCCATCGGACCACAGCCACCTTTACGTAGGGCAGGTTCTAAGGGTATCGTTTCTTTGATTTTGGTGGTTATCTTTGGCAGACCTGGAATCCAGTCAGCAGAATCTCCCATGAGCATCTGAGCAAAGAAGAAACGTAATCCTGTACCACGGACTTTTCCCTTTGAGTCAATGAACAGAGTTCCTTCATGCTGTACCTCCTGGATGTAACCGTTCGACATACTGTGATGTAGTCCTGGATTAATCAAGAGGTCTTTATCTACGGTTGATATCACGGAATTCTGTGTCCCGAATTTCCGTATTAACTCTGCCTGGGTATAGCTCAGAGCATCGTCAGCCTCCTCGTTGTCTGCTATCACGGCACCCCATCTGTCTATGAGATATTGCCGTACTTCTGGAAGCCATGTCGGTTGCGGTGCGATGCGTTCTCCGTGTTCATCGTAACGATTCCCTTTGTAACGCTGAAGGGTGGCCACGGAATTCCTGAAGTTCCTATGTCCAGATAGGAACGCCATGTGTTTCCCGGCTTGTGTCTCGTCGATGATCTGCTGCATCCTGACATCGCATTTGGCGTACGCTGCGCCTACTCCAGTCTCATCAAGGCCATAAGCACTAAAGTAGGCCACAACGTCGGCATCAATCAGAACAGTTCTGTCGGGCATGTACTCAACAGGAGCCACTTCTGGTAAAGTAAACATCAGACAGCACTTTCCAGACAGTTCAGGACTTTCTCGTAATCCCATGGACCTTCTTCAGCCATGTACTTCTCGGCATGATCCACAAGAATTTCAAGAATATCGTCCCAATCGTCCGCGTCCCAGATAACTACGTCACCTGCGTGCAGGTTAACAGTCTCGGATTCTGTCACTATAAAGGCCATATTTACCTCCTTAAAATGGCACGTCGTCGTCAGATACAGGAGTTTCCTCAGTAGCCGGACGACCGTTGTTATCCTGGGGCGGAGTAGGCTGTTCCTCAGCATCTTCTCCGTACAAATCCTCGACCAGCATCTGAACCTCAGACCCTTCGTAATTCACAGCACGCTTAATGCACTTCTGAAGGTACTCAGGCATTGCATCCCAGGCTTCTTTGGTAGGATTATCCCAATCAAAGATCGGGCCGTACGTTCCTTTGGCTTCAGGAACAGGGACTTCCTCCATCTTGCCTGTAGCAGGATGTTTGAAGGTTGTCTTCTGAATTCCATCGGGTTTCATGTTCGCGTACACCGGCAGGTTACCGTCGTCATCAGCTTTCGTTCCGGTCTTGTTCGTCACAGCGATCAGGAATCCTTCCCCGATGAACTCATGCAGACCCTTGTAATCTGTACCAAGGGCAGCGTTCATGGAGTTCAGGAATTTCATGTACTTACTCCGGTTCGCAAAGGACTTAGAAATATTTCCAGAAGCCAGGGCGTCGGACACAGGGAGCTTGTTGATGAACTCACCGTTGTCACCGTAGGGTATACTCGTTTTGATAGTCAAAGGCATGTTATCGTACGGCGCATTCGGGAACTCAAAGACCAGATGAATCATCAGTTCAGCCGGTTTAGGTTTACCGGCGTTCTTACCGGAATCGTACATAGCACGCTTACCTTTGAAGATAGGAAGATGTTTCCCGAGTTCTGCGTAATACACACAGCGCGCCGGGTGAGTCCCTTCTTCGATGTACTTAGTCTCTTTTTCAAAATCTCCGCTGTTGTCGTCCATTGCGGAAGTGTCAACTGTTACAGCCATTCTGAATCTCCTTCTGTAATTGTATTCGGGGTTTCCAACAGGTTCGCCCCGTAGTCAATGTCAACCGGGAACTCGGTGTCCCAATCAACGTCTTTATAAGTTTTGGTGAAGTACGGTGACACATCTTCGAGCAAGGTTTTAACCTTCGGCAGGTACTTCTGGGCTACTGCCTCATTGAAGATATCAAAATACATGCTGTCGTGAACTGTGTTCGTCATCTTAATTTTATCCCGGAGCCTTAGCTCCACGAGTCTCCGCCAGACACGCCCGGACATAACCTGCATGATTTCTCCACCAACCCCTTGGGATGGATAGTTCTTCATCTGCGTCGGCATGAACGCCGTGAATTCGCCCTGGTCTTGTTTCCATTCTGGAGCATCTACCTCAACGAAGCTGTAGATCGTTCCAGTGACCGACCTGTAATACCCGACAGCTTTCTGGTATCCAGCATCAGTTCTCAAGGGCGTGGGTTTCCTGGACTTGGCTACAGATAACGCGACCTCATCATCGAAGGCGTACATAGCTGAGTACTTAGCTTTCCTCGCCTTGATAGCCTCCTCGATTTGATCGGCAGGAATCCCTGATTTAACAGACAAGGAACCTACCCCGGCACCATAGGCTTCACCGAATGTAATCGGCTTAACATCTTGGCGCTTCTGTTTCCACTCAGGATTACCTAATACCTTGGCCTGTTCGTACACGTAATCGTAATCCTCACCGTGAACAAAGGCGCACCATTCACAATGGAAGCACACCCCGTTCTTGAGCGCAGCCAGGAGAGCTTTATCTTGACTAAGTACTCCTTTACCCACTACCTCAAGTTGTGAGTAATCCGCTTCAGCCACAACGCCCTCGGGGAACCGCGATACGAAGACTCGTTTTACTTCCGATTTTCCTTTCTTAGGAATATTCTGGAGGTTCGGTTTCGATGAACTCAGCCGGGATGTGGCCGTAATCGCATGATTTAACTGCCCATGGATCAGACCATCCGGCTGGATGTTCGTGAGCATTCCTGTCCACTTACCCTTATGGAATCGCTTATAATACGTCCCGAGGTCTTTGGACATACCCTTGAGATCAAGGAGCTTAGCAACGAACTCGATGCCCTGTTCAGCAACTTCATTCAGGACATCCTCGGCTGTGCTGTAGTACCCATCGACGGAAGACTTCCATTTAGGCTTCGGTTCTGTCATGCCTGGAAGTAGATGATACATATTGCACTTACGTTCCTTCGGCCCACGCTCGATGTCAGGCTTGGTTACGAGTCTGGTCTTTATTTTACCAGCGTTCTTCCCTGACTTATATACGATCTCGTTACCGTCGTCATCTAAGACAGGTTCCCTGACTTTCTTCTGGAAGTACTGGATATTGCCCTCTGCATCCAGAGAGTATTCCTTACCTTCGTACTTCAATTCACCGCCGAATATAAGTGCAGAGACATGCCGCCAGGAATTCCAGTTGAACTCACACCCATCAGGTAACTCAGGTACGTACTGCTCAAGCTCCTCACCGACAGCTTCGATGTTTTTCAGGAGTTCCTGCATCTGCTTCTCGGCTGTCTCCTGGTCGATCTGCATACCATTGAATTCCATCTCAGTGGTAGCCAGGAGTCCGTCCATACGCTGTTGGATACAAGTAACCTGCCCCTGGGATCGAGCCTGTTCAATCTGCCTGTGGAATAACTCCTCAGTCGTAAGGACATCGCCCTCCAGGTACTCCATAAGTACATCTTCTTCGATGTCTTCGGTTCGTACACCCTGGTTCCATAAGGCTCCAACGATATCGAGCTTCTTATGGTCCAGGTCGCGACGCTTGGCGCACTCTTTCAGACTTACACCAAGTCCTTTGGCATGTGACTGCATGGAATAAAACTGCCCGCTGAGTAAATACTCGGCGTACATGGTATCCCAAACCTTACCGCCACGCTCAAAGAACGTAATGAGTTCAGGATTATCCCAATACCATATAAGATCGAACTTAATATTATGGCCTATGAGATACGTTACTCCAGATAAATCCGGTAAAGTATAATTTCCAGGCCGAAGCCCTACCCGAGTCCCGTCAGTATCTCTAACATAATACTCTCCGAAATACGGCTTTTCCTTGAATTTAAAGCCTGTTGCACACAGGCAGAAATCCGGGTGCCATCGGCTACCGACGCGCCCGGCATGTTCACCGTACGTCGTCTCGATGTCGAATACCAGATAACTCATGGCTATTCAATAAGACTTGCGATTGACCGGGCAACACTGGTAGCTCTGGCTGATTCTTCGTCGGCCAGTTTGATTGCCTTACGAAGATCGTTGATAACTCTCGTCTGTTCAGCCATGAATGTCTGCTTGGCATCAATCAGGGTGTTAAGGTCGTTAATTTTCTCGGTGAAGTCAGCCAGGATATCATCCACAGATTCACTGGCTTTCTTTTTCTTGAGCAGCCCGAGAATGAAGTCTACGATAATTTCTTTAATGTTCATAAGCTCTTTTTTTCCCGTTGA